TTGTAATTGCATAAGCTTTATTTTCTTTTCTAGTTCAATCCATGACAAAAGCTTTTGAACTTTTAGGCCTTTATCGATTGCTTCTTTTTTAGTTAGTTTTCTCATAGTTATTCTTTCCTTTCTGTTAATGTAGGATAAATCCTACACTATAAAAATAGGATTTGTCAAATAAAAAAATAGCCCTTGAATGTGGATAACTTGCACCCTTGTCAAGAGATACTAAGACTTTTCCAAGCGTCCTATTGCCTTTGATCTTGCCCCCGTACCCCCTAAATTTACGATTGCTATGCAATACCCCTATAGTATAAATATTAGGAGAAAAGATGAACGATTTTATTTCAGATTTGGGTTCGATGTCCCTGGACGAACGTCAGTTACTAGTCAAGAAGTTAGAATTAAAAAAGCTTCAACTAGAAGCTGCCAAAGGTTCACGGGACTCCTTCAGCAATTTCGTAAAAAACATATGGCCCGACTTCATTGAGGGGCGACACCATAAAATCATTGCGAAAAAATTAGAAGACATCAGGGATAAAAAAATTAATCGTTTGATAGTCAACATGCCACCCCGACATACGAAGTCAGAATTTGCTAGTTATCTGTTTCCCGCTTGGATGATGGGCAATAACCCTAAATTAAAAATTATACAAACCACCCATACAGCAGAACTTGCATATCGTTTTGGTCGTAAAGTCAGAAACTTGATGAATGAAGCTGAATTTAAGTCGGTGTTCCCGGACACAGAACTACGAGCAGACTCTCAAGCTGCAGGACGATGGGAGACGAACCACGGGGGAGAGTATTTTGCTGCAGGTGTCGGTGGTTCGATAACCGGGCGTGGTGCAGATTTACTCATTATTGATGACCCTCACTCCGAGCAAGACGCTTTATCGAAGACGGCGATGGAGAATGCATGGGAATGGTACACATCAGGGCCTCGCCAACGTCTGCAACCAGGGGGAAGTATCGTTGTAGTGATGACGAGATGGAGTGAAGATGACTTAACAGAGCGTTTGATTGAAGCACAGATGAAAGATGACAACGCTGATAAGTGGGAGATCGTTGATTTTCCAGCGATCATGGACAACGGCCAACCGCAATGGCCAGAGTTTTGGAAAAAAGATCAATTAGAGGCGGTTAAAGCGTCATTACCTGTTGGAAAATGGAATGCACAGTGGCAACAAGAGCCAACAAGTGAAGAAACTTCTATTATCAAGCGAGAATGGTGGCAATTATGGGACAAACCACAGCCTCCAGTGCAATATGTTATTCAAAGTTACGATACAGCGTTTAGTTCTAGGGACACAGCGGACTTTTCTGCGATTACAACGTGGGGAGTTTTCCATAATGAGGTGACAGGTAAGCAGAATTTGATTTTAATGGAGGCGGATAAGGGCAGATGGGACTTTCCCGACTTAAAAAGAATTGCTTTAGAGAAGAATCAGTATTGGGAACCTGAACAAATCATTATAGAGGCGAAAGCATCGGGTATGCCACTCACTCAAGAGCTACAAGCCATGGGTATTCCCGTCATCAACTTCACACCAAGTAGAGGTAATGACAAATTAGTGCGTGTTAATTCTGTTTCACCGTTATTTGAAGCAGGAATGGTGTGGTATCCTCCGTATAAATGGGCAGAAGAATTGATTGAAGAATGTGCAGCTTTCCCTTATGGTAGACATGACGACTATGTGGATAGCATGACACAAGCGTTGATGCGATATCGACAGTTTGGTGCATTAGTTCACGACTATGATGAAGAGATAGAGGATAGACCGAAACGTAGAATTGCTTTTTACGGATCTTAGGGTATAAATATTGAATGGCTGACATTGATAAAACGTTAAACGAAGCACCCACCGGTGTCGAAGAAGAAATTACAACAGAAGAAGTAAATACTCCTATGGAAGTGGAGTTAGAGACAGACGAAGAAGAGATACTTAGCCCTGGTCCATCGGCCATGGACGACGGTCAAGGATTCGCTGAAAACTTAGCCGAACAAATTCCCGAAGAAACATTAGCACAAATTTCCAACGAACTGAGATCACAATTCTCGGTCGATCAAACATCAAGAAAAGATTGGGAGCAATCTTACATCAAAGGATTAGACCTATTAGGTTTTAAATACACAGAAGTCAGCGAACCTTTCAGAGGTGCTGCATCAGTTTCTCATCCACTACTCGCTGAGGCCGTCACGCAGTTTCAAGCAGGAGCTTACAAAGAGCTTCTCCCTGCGGGCGGTCCCGTTAAAACAACAATCATTGGAGAAGTCAGTGATGCGGTAGAGCAACAAGCGGAACGAGTGAAAGAATTTATGAACTATCAAATCATGTACAAAATGAAAGAGTACGATCCTGAAATGGATCAGCTTTTATTTCACCTGCCTTTAGCAGGAAGTGCATTCAAAAAGATTTATTATGATGGCAACATGGGAAGACCCTGTGCGAAATTTATACCGAGTGAAGATTTAGTGGTAAACTACGGTGCCTCCGAACTAGACGATGCGGAACGTATTACGCACGTGATAAAAATTTCTCCGAACGATTTAAAACGACAAATGATTTCTGGGTTCTACAGAGATGTTGACATGGAAGATGATGATGAATTGTATTCCACCTATTCTGATATTCAAGAAAAGTATGATGAGCTAGAAGGTGTCAAAAAATCTGCTTATGCAGGTCAATATGAATTATTAGAAATGCATGTTGATTTAAATTTAGAAGGGTATGAAAATACCGGAGAAGATGGGGAGCCTACAGGACTAAAACTTCCTTACGTTGTGACACTCGAACAGGGCAACGGAAAAATTTTATCTATCTACCGAAACTACTTACAGAACGATCCGATGTTCATGAGACAAAAATATTTTGTTCACTACAAGTTTTTACCTGGTCTCGGATTTTATGGTTTTGGTTTAGTGCATATGCTAGGCGGTTTAACAAGAACAGCTACAGCAGCACTACGAGCGTTGCTCGATGCAGGTACATTATCCAACTTACCTGCTGGTTTCAAATCAAGGGGACTTCGTGTCAGAGATGACGAAGAACCTTTAATGCCTGGTGAGTTTAGAGACGTTGATGCACCTGGTGGAGATTTACGAAATGCATTAATGCCTCTTCCGTACAAAGGACCTGATGGAACATTGTTTCAGTTACTTGGTTATGTTGTCGATGCAGGTAGAAGATTTGCAGCTATTGCAGATATGAAAGTAGGCGATGGTTCACAGGCCAATCCTGTTGGAACCACTATGGCATTATTAGAACAAGGTTCTAAAGTTATGAGTGCCATTCACAAAAGATGTCACAATGCACAAAAACAAGAATTTGAATTATTGGCAAAATTATTTGCAGGATCTCTTCCTCCTGAATATCCTTATAATGTCTCTGGTGGCAATAGAGCAGTTAAGGCAACAGACTTTGATGACAGAGTTGATGTCATGCCTGTATCAGACCCCAATATTTTTTCTATGAGTCAGAGAATTATGTTGGCTCAAACACAATTACAATTAGCACAAAGCAATCCCCAGGTTCACAACCTCTATGAGGCCTACAGAAGAATGTATATGGCGTTAGGGGTACAACAGGTAGAAGCAATACTGCCTCCTCCTGCAAAGCCCATGCCAATTGATCCAGGCTTAGAGAATGCTCAAGCTCTTCGTATGCAGTCCTTAGTGGTATTTCCCGAACAAGATCACGATGCTCACATCGAAGCACACAGAGCATTTATGAGTTCTTTCTTAGTTCGAAACAATCTACAAGTTGCAACTATTATACAGGCACATGTGGTAGAGCATATGTCTGCTCAAGCACGAAACGAAGTCATGATGGAAGTAACTCCTGAGATCAATCAACAAGCTATGAAGTTTGGCGGACAAGTTCCACCAGAACTACAACAACAGTTTCAAGCACAGATTGAAAAACAAGTTGCAATTAAAATTGCTGCCAAGTTAGATGAAGCAGTAGCAGAAGAGCAAGAAGCTTTAGGCTTTGGACAACAGGGCCAAGATCCGTTGGTCGAGATCAAAGCACGAGAGTTAGATTTAGAACAACAAAAACTCAATCTTGATGCTGCCGATGATTTAGCGGGAAGAAAATTAGACGAAGAAAGATTAAGCTACAAAAGAGCTTATGATGCACAAAAGATTCAACAACAATATGACATTCAAGATCAACGAACTGCCGTTCAAATTGCTAGATTAAATGCCTCTAAAAAAAGGTAGTAGTAATCGCACAATAAGTGCTAATATATCTAAATTGAGAGATGAAGGTAAACCTCAAAAACAAGCAATTGCGATTGCTTTGAACAAGGCAGGTAAAAAAAATGACAAAAAAACAAAAAGAAAAAAGTAGTCCTTGGGAAGAAATTGATCACCAAGCTGTTGAATCCTTAACAAATGAATTTAAAGCCTTGTATGCTTTATATGTATCACAGGGAGTGGATCCTCTAGCGATAGCTAGTTCTTTTTTAGCTGCAGGGCAGTGGGCCATGAACAAAGAATTAGGTTTGAAAGAAACACAAGATCTGTTAAAGTTATTGGCAAATTATAAATACGAGGTAATACCTCAATTAAATAGGACAATACATTAGGAGATTATTATGGCACTAAAACCAGTTGATAAAAAAAAGAATCCTGGTCTATCTAAACTTCCAACAGGAGTTAGAAACAAAATGGGCTACA